TTTAATTATAAATATATCGTTTTTAAGTTTTACACTGGGAAAGTAGCTCCAGTTGGGGTAATATTGAAATCTAAATAAATAAACTCAGCTGTCTTAGTTGGTTGTAAATAGATTTGACCTATTAATTCATTTCTATCAATTACATCTGGTGTATTATTTGTATCATCCATTACTACTCTGAACGCATATAAACCTTGTCTTTGTTGTACAGTTTCAAGATATGGATTAACTTGGCTTAAGAATTGATTTCTTGTAGCGGCTGTATTTTGTTCAAACACTAAGTTAAGAGCTACTTGTGAGATATAAGACTTAAGTTGAATTAATAATCTTCTAACATTTACACGATCAAGAGCAGATGCTGCTGATTGTAATGTTTTCTGACCATATACTACAACTCCAGTTCCTGGGAACGTTGCTATTGGATTTACTTTGTTTAAGTATAAAGTATCACGAGATGATTGTGGTAATTTTTGTTCTACACGAATTACTCTACTTAATCCACCTCTGTTTATACCTGCTGGTGCGAACCAAGGTTCAGCTACTTTATCATTATAAGCATAAACACCTGCAATCATAGTTGAAGCTGGAACCCAAACGTTTTTACCTGTTGCTGGGTCTTTAATTTGACACCAAGGCCAGTAAGCAGCAGCATATGATGTATCAAAACTAGCATTTGCTTCTCCGGTAACAGCAGTAACTGATGAACCATATCCTACTAAATCAACAACATAAATGTTATCTCCTCTATCTTGAGTGTTAGATACAATTTGTGCTACTTTACTTGTATGGGTTGCGAAATTACTTATTAAACCTGGAGTGTATAAAGCATTAAATTTATAATCATCTTGGTTAGCTAATAAATCAATCATATTATCATAGTTATCAGCTACTAAACCTTGAGTATTAGTAGCGTTAGCTATAGTATCATAAAAATTAGCTCCTCCTTTTACATCACCTACAGCTCCACCAAATGTACCACTAGCTGCTAATGGAATAGAAGCTGTATAAGCGGCATTTGAAATTAAACCTGATGATAGTAAGTAATTAGGTGTTTGTAAGTTTACTGATTTTACTCTTACATATCTTGAAGCATTCGGATATGAACCTGATACTTCAATTTGATTATTAGTTGAGTTGTAATTGTAAACATAATCACCTATTACTCTAGATATATAATTAGTTGATTGTGGGTCTAATGATAAGTTAGTCCATGTTTCTAATACAATTGGATTGTTTGTTGTATCGTTACCTTGTCTAATTAATAAACCAAACGTACCTGAAGATGTATTTGGGTTAATAATTTGCCAACGAATGTTATTTACAGATCCACTTGGTAAAGCACCTCTTGAGTCTTGAGTGCTTGTACTGTTCATTATAATACCTTCAGAGATAGTTTCAAGTGTAAATGCTGGTTGAGAAGCAGCTTGTGTACTAGCACTTATAGCTGAGCTTGTAGCTTCTGTATAAGTTCCAGATACTATTCTTGCTACTAACAATGTTTCACCTCCGTTAGCAAAATAATTGTAAGCTGCTATTGAAGTAAAATAAGAGTAAGAATTACCTCCACTTATTAATAAATCTCCAAATTTATTTACATACTCTGAATATGAAGTAACAATTGTAGGTATTTCAACAGGTCCTTTAACTGTCGGACCTATAATAGCAGCTCCTACAGTTATTGGGCGTTCGTTTACAAAGGATGTATCATTTTCTCTTGCTAATACACCAGGTGATATTAATGCGTTTGTTGCCATTATTTTTAATTAAGTTTTGTTTTGTTTATAAATATTCTAAAATTAGTCAAAACTAATTGCTAGTAAATTCTCCTTTATCTAGGTTGATAGTTCCATCTCCATATTTTTGTTGAAGTTGAGAACCTATTTTATCTTCCTCTTGTAATAATTGATTTAGTTGATAAAGCAATGATTGTTTTTGAGTCTCATAATTTATCTCTAATAAACCAAACTGTTCAGATAAATTTTTTCTTTTATCTTGTAAATCTTTTAATTGTGTAATCTCTTCTTGTGTTAAAACTTTTGTTTCCATTTTTTTTTATTTTTAAATTTAAGCTACTTGAGTAACTGAAACTATAATAGAAGGAATAGCTGGAATATTACCTGTAGCACCAGCGTATAAGAATTGAGTAGTTGACTGATCACTTTGGTAAGCTATCTCTGCATATGAACCTGAATTAAATGTGTCAACAAAATTCCATGCTGCTACTCCATAGTCTGTAGTACCAAAATCTATTACAGTCGCTGAATTTGCTATATTTACCCCATCTTTTTTAAACCATATGTTTATGTTAGTATTATTAGTAGGAGTATATGCTTGAACTGAGAATTGTATATTATATATTCCTGTATTAGCAAATGTTATTCTACTTCCACTAACTACTGATATTCCACTAGAAACACTCACTGTACTATATATAAATGAACCAGATACATTTTGGGTAGCATTTATACTAGCGGTATGATATGCTGAAATATAGTTAAATTGTTTTTGCCCATTTATATAAAGACCTGTACCTATACCATTACTAGTTAAACTTAAAGAACCAGTAATTGTTTGATTACCAACATAAACTGAAGAACCAGTGTAAAATTGAGAACCAGTTACTATAAAGATTGTATTACTAAAAACTGAACTTCCACTTACTGTTATACTACCATTTAAAACAGTATTACCTGTTATAGTATTAGAACCACTTAAAGTGTGGGTTCCAATAAAACTTGTTGATCCTGAAATATTCACACTTCCACTTAAAATAGTATTTCCTATTAAAGTATTAGAACCTGTAACAGTTAATGAACCAGTTATTTGAACATTTTGAATTAGTGGGTTAACATATGATGAAGTTAAAGCTAAGGATGAGGTTAACTTAATTACATCTGATATACCATTTCCCGCACTATTTGATAATCGTAATCGCCCTGTTGAATCATTACCTAAAGTCGCTCCTAAAGTAGTTGAATATGAAGATGTGGCAGCATATGAGGATGTGGCAGCATATGAAGATGATACTACACCTATAATTCCACTTCCACTACCTACAAAAGATGAAGCAGTGATAGAAGTACTAGGAGCACTTATTGATGATCCTGTTACTTGTATTATTGAACCTGATAAAGTTGAAGATAAATATGTAAGGTTACCATCCATCTCTGGGATAGTAAGTTTTGATCCTTTAACTGCTCTTAAAATTAATGGCATGTGTTTTTAATTATAAATATTAAAAAGTTTTTAAATTTTATCTAGCTATTTCTGTTATTCTTAACCACATTGAAGTAGCTGAATTTGTTATTGTGATACTATCATCTGCTGAATTCCTACGACAAGCAACAACTATTGATTTAGCCACTGTATTAGAATTAGTATATCTTCCCATTAATGGAAATAAAACTGGACTTCGATTACCGTTAACTGTACTTTGTGTTGAGTAGGTTATCTCACTACCATCTACTTTTATTCTAGAAATATATGAGTCATTCCCTGTTCCTCCGCTAAAATCATAATTAGCTAAATGATAATGAATTATTAAATAACTATTAGAACTCACAGGTGTATAGCTATAAGTTAAAAAATCTGTATCAGAAGTACTAGTAGCAATAGTTGTAGTACTGATCGTTACTTCAGTGTTACTTAATATAGTATCTTTAATTACTTGACCAGTAGACCATGCACTTGGGTTTACCGCTCCTGCTACCGAGAGATTTCCTGTGTGTAAATCTAAACCGATTAGCTGTGTGTTACTACCTAACGTATTACTACCTCTTAAAATTCTAAAATAATTTTGATACGTATCTAACATAGAAGCTGAAGTATAAAGACCTCCAGACGCAGCTAATAATATTTGACCTCCCTCTCCATTACCTGGTATTATAGGAGGGTATACATTTAATGTAGCTTCTGTTGATGGAGTACTAGTTATACTTCCAATTGTTACATATTGATTTAAATTAGTAACATATGAAGAAGTTAAAGCATAAGAAGCTGTAGCCGCATAACTGGCACTTTCTATCTTCCCAGATATATAAGAAGCTGTAGTCGCATATGAAGCACTAACAACACTACCTAATAGTACTGAGGCAGTGGAAGCATATGATGCACTAATAGCTCTTTGAGCTATACTAGCATAAGCACTTTGTCTAACTATTCCGGCCATATTATTTTAATATACTTTCAATATATGCTATAGCATCATCTGATTTAGTAAAAAAATTATTATTAAAATTCATAGTAATATCAAATAAAACTACACCATAATCAGTAACAGCTATAAATTGAGATTCATTAATAACATTAAAATCAGTTATAAACTCATAAAATTTATCATTTATCTTCATATTTTAAATTTTTTCAATTGTAATTCCATTACAAAAAGTACCATCACTAACTGATGAATTTTGTAATGAAACAATAAAATATTGATTAACAGTCCAATCTATATTAGATGATCCAATAGCTGTAGAAACACTAGTATCATCTGTAAAATAGTTTGTTGTAGCATTTATAGTCTGAGTGCTTGTAGCTGATTTAATATGAACTTCTCTTTTATGTTGAGCAAATACGTTAGCTGTTGCTAATAAAGTTGATTGCCCTATTTGAACTGCTCCTGTAATACTATCTATAGTATTAAGATTAGCTCTCATAACACAGTTAGCCACAGCTCCTGATTTTCTCATTCTAATAACATATCTAAAAGCATCTCCTGTTGTAAAAGTATTAGCTGGTATTAACACAGATAAAGATTGTGAAATAGAAGTAGAGCCCGTCACTAATAACCCATCATTAAGATTTTTAATAGAAACATAATTACTTGATCCAAAACCTGAAGCTGCAGCTGAAGCAGATATAAATGTGGGATTAATATATGAAGCTGTTATAGCTAAACTAGCTGTTGATACAAAACTAGCAGTTGTAGCAAAGCTAGCAGTTGTTGCTAAACTAGCTGTTCCTAATAATGATCCAGTAAATGATGATAAAATTCTAGGTACAACAAATGTAGACCCAGTAAAATACATACTATCACTATTATATAATGCTGTATATATACCAGATGGATCTATTTGACTAGTGTATGTTAAATATGCTGGTCCATTTACTGCTTCTCTATCAACTAATACAAAACTAGCAGATTGAGCTAAAGTAGCATACGATGAGGTTCCTATAAATCCATTAGCGTATATTTCTCTAGCAAAATAACCATACCTAAAACGATTAGTGACTGAAATACCTAAATCAACTGAATCATCAGTTGTAGGATAAAATGTACCATCATCCCAAGTTATACTATTATTGAGTGTTCTATTTTCCCAATTTATACTTGTATTTCCTGAGCTGTCAATTAAAGATCTACTAACTGAATTAATATTATTTGGTATTAATAAAGAACCATTTATAGTTAAACTACCTGTTATATTAGTATTACTATTAATATTAACTAAAGTACCATTATCTGATATATTACTATCATTTAAATGTTCATTACCTTTACCTTTAGGTATTCTATTTAATGTTAAATAAGTTTCATTACCTAAATTATTATAAGTTTCAGGCCCTAAAACAAAATGAGAAGAAGTAATATTAATACCATCTCCTCTATGAACAAATATAAATTCATCTTGAACTGAATCATATAAAAATGAAGCAGATGTTAAAGGAGATGATCCTGAATCTATAACTGCTAATCCTCCAAATCTTACACTTGGTGTTAATGTATTTACTGTTATTAAATTTGTACCAATATTAAGAGTTGATTCGGAAATATATTGTATAGATGTTGTACCTAAAACAGTTAAATTACTTGTGATTGTTAATGATCCTGTAATGGTTTGATTGCCAAATATTGTTAAATTTTGATTTAATGGGCTATTAATATATGAAGATGTTAAAGCATTATTAGCCCAAGAAGATGTTATTTGATAAGTCCCTACAGGTAAAAAAGAAGCAGTTTGTGAATTTACAGCATTTGTAGCCCAACTAGCTGTTCCTTGTAAATTACCTATAAAACTACCACTAAATGATCCTGTATTATAAGAAGAAGTAAAATTGTTAAAACTAGAAGTTGTAATAAAAGTTCCTGACACTGCTGTAAAGACAGGGTCTGTTTCTTTATAATAAGATGAGGTTGAAGCATGAGAAGCACTTACAGCCCAACTACTTGTTCCTAATAAACTACCAGTAAATGAGCCAGTAAAACTGCCTGTATTATACGATGCAGTGAAGGTATTAATACTAGAAGTAAAGCTGTTTATACTAGCTGTAAACGCGTTAAAACTAGAAGTAGTTACTAAAGACCCAGTATCAAAACTTACATTTGCATTTTGAACAAATGAAGCTGTAGCAGCATATGAGGAAGAAATAGCTACAGACGCGGTAGCCGCATATGAAGCACTTAAAGGATTAGTTAATTGTTCTTTTCTTATTATACTCATTGTTATACAAATTTACCTATTGCTACTACTTCATCCCCAGACTGTAATGTGAAACCTAAATTAGTTGTATTAACTATTAAAGTACAAGTACTATCTCCGTTGTCTACAAAAGAAGTTACAGCGTTAGGTTCTACTAATTGTCCATTAACATAAAAAAGAAATGAACTAGCACTTGTAGCTGGTAGTCCTGAAGGCGCTGTTAAAAATGAAGCACTAAATGAGGCCTCATTAGTTTTAACTATAAAAGCTTGTACTGCTTTATTTGTATTTAAATAATCTAATACCACTTGTGTTGTTCCTGATACTATTGTTGTATTGTTTACTATATTAGGTGAATCAATTATAGTTGATAATCCTCCACCTTGTGTTTGTGCTCTATTAACTGTAGTGTTAAATTGTTCTTTATCACCTTGAACTGTCTCTAAAGTAAATGTTAATTTATTTTTGTTAGAGAATTTCTTTATAGCATTTAAATCTTTTTGAGGCACATCAGGTATAATATATCCATATAAGGTTATAGTTAAAGCACATTTTACTATTCTTTCAGTGTTATCTGATAACTCAGTTGTAGGAGTAAGTGTACTTATAGTTGCTTTAAATTTAAAACGTTCAGGATCACCCCAATATGAATCTGAAGCATATTCTAATGCTTCCATTATTTTATTTAACTGATCATTATAATAAGTGAATATTACACAATCATATGTTATATTTAAATAATCTGGTACTACAGTAGCATAATATGTTTTTTCTGGAGTAACATTATTTAAAATATTAAACTTACTATATTCATTTTGTTTACTATAACGCTTACCATAAACTGAGATGTTATGAGGATCATTAGCATCTAATTTATTAGTTAAATTTCTAACTTTCTCAATATTATTTTTCTTAAACATGATAAGAGGAGCCATTATCTTACCATTTAAATCTCTATAATAACCATCCTTTTGAAATGATTTCCATTTCTCAGGTGATCCATAAATTACAGGTACAGGTAATCTTTCACCATTCTGTATTACAAAAGGTTTAATAACATTTTGAAAATAATACATTACTGATTCATCTATATCTTGAATTCCAATAGATAAAGGTTTAACTGTATCGTTTCTAAAAGAAGTTTGCTCTGCTCTATTAGGATTTCCACTATTGTTAGGATTACCTGTAGGAGAAAAACCAGGCGCCCCTACTGAAGGAACATACGGTTCCTGTAAGGATTCACTTATTTCTTTTTGAGTTTTTGGTATTGGTTTTCTTCCTTTTGCCATTATAATCTTTGTTTAGTAATATTTACTCTGTCAGCTGGAACGTAGTGAGTTTCACATATAACACTAACATTGTAACCAAATTGTTCTAATCCTGGGTTTAATGGATTAACATTATATGGGTAATCAGGATCTTTACCTACAAAGTATTGAGTATCATAAGAATTATCTATTTCAAAATAGCTTTCTTGATATAAAATAATATCTCCAATTTGAGGAACAACATTAGCATCTACTAGATCATCTCTTAAAAATGCTACTTTAATACTCCAATTGAAATCAACCCCTAATTCACTTGTACCATCTGTTTTATTTTCAATAGTAATAAGAGAATTTAATAATACAGGACCATCATAGTATTTACCTCCTGATGCTTCTCCATACATGTTCACTATAGTTTTATCTAAAACAAACTTATATAAAGCACATTGTTGAGTAATAATGTCCCCTAACAACTCTCTATTGAGATGTCTAAACATTGATATATCTCTTGCTTTTCCAAATAATGCCATATTATCCTATGAATATTACCATTGGTACGTTTGCAATTTCTTTATTTCTGTAATCAGATTCTAATGATCTTCTTTCAAGTAATGCTTGTTTAGAAGTCTCATCAAAATATCCTCTTAAACGTTCTATTAAAGCTTGTTTTTCAGCGGTAGCAGCTGCTAATAAGTCAGCTTGGTTTAATGTCACCTCTCTATCTGGAATTGGAACTGTACTATATTTACCTCGGTTGTAACCAAGTATTTCTTTAACTAAAGCTAAAGTAA